TGCCGTATATAAAAACGACCTACTACCCTAACCTACAGAGGTGACAGATCGACCTTGATATATAATGCGAAAGACGAATTCATATTTCTAAAAAAAATTCCGGGCAAAAAAATTCTTATGGAAAAGGTTTATCACATCTATGCAAAGAATGAATGTTTATATAATAATTTAAGTGAGAAACAATTTAATAATACATGGGAGACCCTCAAGGGGATGGTTGGTTTAATGCAAACTGATTATCAACTTGAGGATTTGTCATATGAGGAGTTAGTAAAAACCCCCATAGAGGAACACGAACATTCTTATTGACACACCATACATATACTGATATAATTGATATTGAAGGTTAATTCAAACTATGGCAAAAGGATTTACTGTTAAGGCAACTGCTCCAAGACCGAAGAAAACAGAAGAGTGGGACATTGCTGCTATTAAGGAAAGGATGAAAGGCAAGACAATTGTTTTTTGTCTACCAGGTAGAGGATGTTCATTTACGTTTCTGAAGAACTTTGTGCAACTATGCTTTGACATGGTACAGAATGGAATGAGTATTCAGATCAGTCAAGATTATAGTTCAATGGTAAACTTTGCACGATGCAAATGTTTAGGAGCAAATGTATTACGTGGACCAAAGCAAATTCCATGGGATGGTAAGTTAGAGTATGACTATCAGTTATGGATTGATAGTGACATTGTATTTGACACTAACAAGTTCTGGCAGTTGTGTGACTTAAGTGTTCCAGCAGAGGGTGAAGAACGTGGCATTACTGCAGGTTGGTATGCTACAGAAGATGGTGTCACAACATCAGTCGCACACTGGTTAGAAGAGGATGATTTCCGTAAGAATGGTGGAGTGATGAATCACGAAACTGTCGAATCAATCTCAAAACGACGCAAACCATTTACTGTTGATTATACAGGATTTGGATGGGTATTAATTAAGAAGGGAGTCTTTGAAGAAATGGAATACCCTTGGTTTGCACCTAAGATGCAAGTCTTTGAGAGTGGGAGTGTTCAGGACATGTGTGGTGAGGATGTCTCATTCTGTTTAGATGCTAAAGAGATGGGATATGATATTTGGTGTGATCCTCGCATTCGTGTGGGTCATGAAAAAATGCGTGTTATTTGAGGTATTAAGTTATGGCAGTCAGAAGTAAATCATTATCGGGGACAGAGTTTGTCGAAGCTCACCCGAAAAAAACTCGTCAAGGAAACGGTAAGCACACAAAATATGCCGCGTCGTCTCGTAATGGGGCAAAGAAACGGTATCGTGGGCAAGGTAAATAGGAACAGTTATATGAATACATCATGGCAGCACTTATATGCAATTTACCATCTGTAGAGGTATGGGTTCGTAAGGAATATCTAACTGACCATCAAAGTGGTCATGGTGAATTTGTTAAAGGCGTTTGGGTATCGTGTAAATCGATACCTGGACGCACTTTTTATTTTGAGACATATTTACCTGAATATGCTGCAATGTATGATAAGTTACCTATTAGTGCATTTGTATCTGAACCTGAATTACCTAATCCTGATATGAATTTACCTAACTTACAATTTTGGAATTGTATGGATTATGGTGTTGTATCAATTACAAAGCAATTTATTGGTAGTATGGACTATGAATTATATACAAGAGACTTTGGCACACAGAAAGGAACGTATATTTGCACCATTGATAACTATCATCAAGATCCTGAGGTAGTTGATTATGCAACAAGTGAAAATCCTGCAGAACATAAGTCACATAATCTAATTGAATTAGAGAATGGACAGTATGCACTGTATCCAAACAATAGAATGCGTATTTTTGACAATAGTTTAACACCAGTTGAACCTAAAATGCCTGATTTTAAGGTTTCGACTCAATATTATCAGGTTGAAAATGGTTTTGATCGACTTGGAATGGGTCGTGAGGACGAATATTTTTGGAAAACAGCAAAAGAACAAGAAAATTTACTAAAAACGGAGAAAAATGATGACCAATCATGATTTTTTAGACAATTTAGCTAATAATCAGCATCAAAAGATGCTTCGTGAAATTTCAAACGATGATCTAACTCCCAAAAAGAGAGATACTTTAGAGGAAACTGAATTATTTGAAGCCGAAATCGATCCAGAACCACTATACGAATAAAATTGCTAAATTACCTTAATAAATAAGTTATAATCGCCATATTTTTGTGCCTTTAGAAAGGGTAAGTCAAGGTTTTAAAGATATTAGTATGACCTTTCAGAGTAATCCTCTGACTGGTGATCTAATTGCACTTAAAAATGAAAATGCAATTGCTCGTTCTATACGAAATATTGTATTTACAATTCCTGGTGAGAAGTTTTTTGATGAAACTTTTGGTTCTACCATTAGTGAATCAGTTTTTGAAAATATTGACAACTTATCGGCAATTATAATCAAAGACCAGATTACAGAATCAATTGAAAGATTTGAACCAAGGGTTAATTTAATTAAAGTTACCACTTCTCCCGATTTTGATAACAATAGTTTTGATGCAACTATTGTATATGAGATTGTTGGTGCTGATATACCATCACAAGAATTACAATTTGTTTTGCAGAAAACTAGGTAAAAAATGCCATTAGCTAATTTCACAAACCTAGACTTTGGTCAGGTTAAAACAACACTTAGAGAATATCTAAAAGAAAACTCTAATTTTACTGATTATGACTTTGAAGGATCTAATCTTTCAACAATTTTAGATGTTTTGGCATATAATACTTACATTACCTCATATAATGCGAACATGGTCGCAAATGAGGTTTTTATTGATAGTGCAACATTAAGAGAGAATGTTGTTTCACTTGCAAGAAACATTGGATATCTTCCAAGATCCAGAACGGCATCTAGAGCAACAGTAGGGTTCTTTGTTGATACTTCTAACATAACTCCCACACCGAGCACAATAACGTTAAAGAAGGGCATTATAGCAACGACTCAGGGTTCTTTTGGAAATCAATCATTTGCATATTGTATACTAGAAGATATAACAGTTCCAGTTTTTGATGGTGTTGCATCATTTGATAACATCTCAATCTATGAGGGAAACCTTCTTACATCCAATTTTACATATAATGCTAGAGTACCCAATCAAAAATTTATTCTTACAAATAGTGGCATTGATACTGATTTAATGACTGTTACAGTCAAACCAAATGAACAGTCTAGTAGAAGAGTAAAATATTCTCGTCAAGATAGTCTTTTTGATATTGATTCAAATTCAAAAGTATATTATCTTCAAGAAGTTGAAGATGAACAATACCAAGTAATTTTTGGTGATAATATTTTTGGTAATAAATTAGATGATAATAATTTTGTTACTATCGATTATATTACATCTAGTGGTGATTCCGCAAATGGAATAAGTCAATTTACGTTTTCTGGCAGATTGACATATACAAGAAATTCTCAAGAATACACAGTAACTTCTGGAATTTCACTCTTAACAACTGGTATTTCATCATCGGGAGGTGAACCTATTGAAGGTGTAGAGTCAATTAAGAAGTTTGCACCAAGAATATATGCTTCACAAAATAGAGCTCTAACAGCAAATGATTATGAAACACTAATTCCTGCTAAAATTTATCCAGAAGCAGAATCTATTTCAGTTTTTGGTGGTGAAGAGTTAGTTCCTCCACAATACGGCAAAGTATTCATTAGCATTAAACCTAGATTTGGAGATTTTATTCCAAATTTAATCAAACAAAATATAAAAACAAAATTAAAGAAATATTCTGTTGCAGGTATTGTTCCAGAAATTTTAGATCTTAAATATTTGTACTTAGAAGTAAATACGAAAATTTATTACAATACTAATTTTGCACCATCAGCACCTTTTGTTTCTACAGTTGTTCAAAACAACACTACAAAGTATTCTGAGTCTACAGAATTGAATAAGTATGGTGCAAGATTTAAATATAGTAAATTCTTAAAAATGGTTGATGATAGTCATGAATCTGTAACTTCTAATATCACAACTGTGGCTATGAGAAGAGATTTGAGAGTTGTTTTAAATACATTTGCAGAATATCAAATTGGATTTGGAAATTCCTTCCATATTAAAAATATGAGTGGGTATAATATTAAGACATCTGCATTTAGAATTGCAGGAATTCAAGAAAATGTATATTTGTCTGATATTCCCAATACAAACAGAGTAACGGGAACTTTATTTTTGTTTACTTTACCATCTGTTGGATCTCAGTCTCCTACTATTGTCAGAAGAAATGTGGGATTCATTAATTATACAAGTGGAACTATAACATTAAATCCTATCAATGTTTTAGCAGGAAAAACAATAGATGGACAACCAACTATTGAGATTGAGTCAACTCCAACTTCAAATGATGTTGTCGGATTACAGGATCTTTATTTGCAACTAGATATAAGTAACAGTAATTTTGAAACTGTTGTTGATGATATAGCATCTGGATTGGACCCATCTGCATCTAGTTACACTGTATCTTCAAGTTATCCAAATGGTAATTTGGTTCGTTCAGGTGGTCCAGGAGCAAATATTGTCACTGGAACACCAACAGGAGGTTCCTCTACTTCCACGTCAAATACAACCACTCAACAAACATCAACACCAACATCCACATCAACAGCTGGATCATCCTCATCGGGTTCAATCTCATACTAAGAAGATAAATTCATAAAATGTCAGAAACTAGAGTTCAATTTAATACTATTGTATCCAGTCAACTTCCTGCATATGTTAAGGAAGACTTTCCACTTATCTCTGAATTTTTAAAACAATATTATCTTGGTCAAGAGTATCAAGGTGGACCAATTGATTTGATTCAAAATATTGATAAGTATATCAAATTAGATGAAACTACAAATTTAAATGAATCTGTAGTATTGAATGATGATATAGAATTTGATGCAACAATTATTAATGTTGATCCTGGAAAATCACCAACTGGAACTAATGGATTTCCAGACTCTTATGGACTCTTACAGATAGATGATGAAGTAATTACATATACTGGAAAAACTAATTTTGCATTCACTGGATGCATTAGAGGATTTGTTGGAATTACTTCTTATAAAAGTGAACTTAGTAATGAAGAAGTAGTATTTGTAGAAACTGAGTCCGAAGACCATGAAGAAGGGTCTGTTGTTAAAAACTTAAGTTGTTTATTTTTAAAAGAATTTTTATTAAAAACAAAAAATCAATTTTTGCCTGGATTTGAAGATAGAACCTTATCATCAGGATTAAATCAAAATTTGTTTGTAAAACAAGCAAAAGATTTTTATCTTAGTAAAGGGACAGATGTATCTTTTGAAATTTTATTCAAAGCTTTATATAATGAAGATGTAAAAATTATTAAACCTAGAGATTTCTTAATTTCTCCCTCAAATGCTCAGTATAAGATTACTAATAGTTTAGTAGTAGAAGCAATTGAAGGAGATCCTACAGATTTAGAAAATGCAACATTATTTCAAGATGATTATGAATTTGGAGTTAACTTAAGCAAAGCATATGCACCAATTACCGATATTGAAAAAATATCCGTAGGATACGGTCAAACTTTCTATAAAATTAATTTTGATGGTGGGTATAATAGAGACATTAGTGTAAGTGGATCTATGTATGGTGAATTTGATGTAGAACCATCCACTAGAGTTATAGGAAATGTTGAATCAGGTACATCAGTGCTTGATGTAGATTCTACTGTTGGATTTGGAACTACAGGAGAATTGTATGTATCATATAGTGATGCTACTACAGGAGTATTGTCTTATACATCAAAATCTTTAACTCAATTTTTTGGAGTTAGCAATTTAACAAATAAAATATCTGATGCTTCTACAGTTGGTATCAATACGTTTTCCTACGGTAGATCTAGTTTAAATCAAGACGAGATTATTAAAGTCAGAATAAATTCTGTCTTAGGGTCAATTAATTTACCATCAGACACTAGTGATTTGCCAAAAGGTGGGAAACTTAATGTAACAACTCTTGGAGTTTCGGAAGATAACAAGAAAACAAATAATTGGATTTATAATGTATCTCCGATCTATAAAGTAAATAAATTAGAATTATTAGATTCTTCTGATAACACATATAAATTTACAATAAATGTTCAATCTTTTATTAAATCCGGTAATTCAGTTAAATTAATTTCAAGTGATGGAATTGAAAGGATATCCACAGTTATATCAGATATTTCTAAAAACTCTTTTACTATTAGAGGACAAGGAGTATTAAATTCAAATCTAACATATAAAATTCAAAGAAATATTTCAAAAGGATTTTCAAAAACATTTTCTAATATCTCTTTAATTTCTACTGACGTAGATAATGTTTATAAAAAAGAAAACAACTATCTTGTTGCATCTCCATCAATTCCAAATTATGGATCTCAATTATTAGATGCTTCTACAAGATCTGTCACTTTTTCTGGAACATTTAGTGGAAATGTATTTGAAATTTCTCCTGGTGTTGAGCATGGACTATACACGGGAGATTCTGTTTATTATTCAGCAGGATTAGTTAACGAAAATTACATTGATGATTCTGGTAGTTCTGCATCTAGAATTGTTAGAGGAACTGGTTTATTTGATGATGGATTGTATTTTATCAAAAGAATTAATGGATTTACTGTGCAATTTGCAAAAAGTAGAAATAATATCCTAAATTCCGTTTTCGTATCAGTTTTAAATGAAGTTACTGTATCTGATAGTGTTGTAAAACCATACGAATTTAACAATAAAACTTTAGTATCACAAAAAATATTAAGAGAATTTTCTGAACCTGTTGATGATGGATCAATTAACAAAACAGAACCAGGATTTACTGGAATGTTTGTCAATGGTGTTGAATTATTAAATTATAAGTCAAAGGATGTAGTCAGATATGGAAAAATAGAAAATATTGAAATTCTTTCTCCTGGTACAAATATTGATGTAATAAATGTTCCTGATTTAATTATTAAAGACTCTGTTGGATCCGGTGCTACTGGATATGCAGCTGTTTCTGGATCTTTTGATGAAATTAGAGTTGTAGATCCTGGGTTTGATTATGCAGAAACTCCTGTCCTAAAAATTGTAGGTGGAAATGGAACAGGTGCTTTTGGTCAAGTCAATACAAAACCTATTATTCATAAAGTAGAATTTTTTGCAGATGAAGTATCAAATCAAGTTGTTATTGGGACTACATCATCTCAATCTATAATTGGATTTTCTACATATCATAAATTTAGAAACGCAGAAAAAGTAATTTATAAAACATCAGATCAAGGTGGAATAAGTGGCATAGTAACTAATTCGTCTTATTTTGTTTCTACGATTAATGACACTTCTATCAGACTGCATAAAACTCAAGGAGATGCAATTTCTGGGATTAACACTGTATTTTTAACATCATATGGTATTGGCAAACATTCAATTCAATCTTTTGATAAAAAATTAGTAGTTGATTCCATTAATATTGTTGATAGTGGTTCTGGGTATGAAAACAAAAAAAGAACGGCACCATCTTCCTCATTAGGTATTAGCACAACCACAGACTCAATTTTAATTTCAAATCATGATTATAAATCTGGAGAAAAAGTAAAATATACATGTACCGGAACTGCTGCTTCTGGACTTTCTTTAGATACTGAATATTATTTGACGAACGTCGATAATAATTCTTTCAAGTTATCTCAGATTGGAGTTGCATCCGACGTAGAATTTTATTATAGAACAAAACAATACGTAGATATTAAATCTGTTGGTGATGGAACTCATATTTTTAATTATCCAGATATTTCAGTAAATCTTATTGGAAATATTGGAATATCGTCTATTGGATCAGAAACTTTTGAAGCATCTTTACAACCAATTGTTAGAGGTGAAATAACATCAGTTCACCTTGAAAATACTGGTGTTGGATATGGATCTTCCGAAATTATAAATTTAGATTATCAACCACAAATATCATTAGATTCTGGAATTGATGCTCAACTTAAACCAATTATTAGTAACGGAAGAATAGTTCAAATTATTGTATTAAATTCAGGAAGTAGATATTTTTCTAATCCAGATCTTATAATCACTGGTAATGGAATTGGTGCAGTATTAACACCAATTATTAAAAATGGATCAATAGATTCTGTTAAAATAATTGAATCAGGATCTGGATATTCAGATACTACAACTGTAAATGTTATCCCTTCAGGATCAACACAAGTTCTTCCTGAATTTAGGGCAAATATTAAATCTTGGAGAGTAAACTTATACCAAAAATATTATTCATATTTTACTGAGGATGATGGTATAATCTGTGACGGAAAAGAAGAACTTCAATATTCCCATGTTTATGCTCCAAGAAAATTAAGAGAATCTGTTTATTCTTTAGATCAAGATGGAAATATATTGTATGGACAATTTGATTTATTAAAAGTCAATGGCGTTGAAAAAGAATCATCTGACCATTCACCTATTCTTGGATTTGCATATGATGGCAATCCAATTTATGGTCCATATGGATATAATAAAAAATCTGGTGGTACAATATCTCAAATGAAATCTGGATATGAATTAAATTTAAGTGAAAATAGACCACCAACTTCTATTTTTCCTGAAGGTTTCTTCGTCGAAGATTACATACATTATGAAGTGCCAGATGAAACTGTTCTTGATGAAAATAACGGTAGATTCTGTATAACTCCAGATTATCCAAATGGAACTTATGCATATTTTTTAACCACTAATGACAAATTTTCTGCAACTTCAGGAATATTTGAAAAATATAGAGAACCTGTTTTTCCATATGCAATAGGTGAAAATTATCAATCAATTCCAAATAAATTTAATTATAAACTATCATCAAATCAAAATGATTATAATCTTACAGAAAACGAATGGAGAAGAAATACAAGACCGTTTAATTTAATCGAAGGTGATTCTGAATATCCATATTTGTATATTCCAAATAAATTAAATCAAACTGCGGATGTAATATCAACCGCACCAGGGAAAATTTCTAAAGTTGGCATCATAACTGGTGGCAATGAGTATAGAGTTGGTGAGGAATTAGTATTTGATAATAGTGAGACAGGGGGGAATAATGTATCTGCAAAGATTAGTAGATTAAAAGGAAGATCTGTAAACAATATTAGTGTTGCTTCAAGTATTCTGGAAAATGTTGAGTTTTATCCCGGAGAATCTAAAGGTGAATATTTAATTTTTGCAGACAATCCACATAATTTTGAAAATCTTGATGTTATTTCAATTTCTGGATTATCAACAACATCTTCTGGAATTGAAGGTTCTTATAACGCTGGTATTCAGACTAATAGATTAACTTTAGCTGGAGTAGGAAGCACTGGAGTATCAATAGGAACTACTGGTGTAACTGGTATTGTTACTTACTTTAGAGTTACCGGTAATTTATCATATCCAAGCATAAGAGAAAATGACATTCTCTCGGTAGGAACGGAAAAAGTAAAGGTATTAAACGTAGATGGACTATCCTCTAGAATTAGGGTTTTAAGGGCAGTAGAGGGGACTACAGGCACCTCTCACACGATCGGTAAGTTTATCTATGAAGTGCCAAGAAAAATCAAAATTAATGCAGGATTTAAAACAGATTATGCACATACTTTAAACAAGCAAATTTATTTTGATCCTTCAAGTTCTGTTGGATTGGGAACAACTGCTGGTGTTGGTATTGGAACAACAATTTCTTTTGCCAATCCAGGATCTGGTGCAACTCAAGCATTTATTCCAACTAAAACAATTTTTATTAAAAATCATAATCTAAGAACTGGAGATCAACTAACATATTCTCCAGGGAATGGTGGAAATGGTATTATTGTTCAGGATGAAACGAACGTTGGTGTAGGAACAACTTTATCTGATGGACAAACATTATTTGTTGCAAAAATATCCGAAGATTTGATTGGAATTGCAACTATTAGAGTTGGACTTGGAACCACAGGTAATTTTGTCGGAGGAGCTAATACAGATTCTTCTACATTGTTCTTTAGAAATGTAGGAACAGGAGATACTCATAGTTTCACTACGAATTATGATGTAATTACGGGAGATGTTCAAAGAAACTTGGTTACTGTTTCAACATCGGCAACTCATGGTTTAAGTGCTCCTCATAATATTTTTGTAAATGTGAATCCACAGAATACTGGTATTGTAACAGTAAAGTATGATGATTATAACTCAAGAGTTATAATAAATCCTATTGGTTTTGCAACTGCTGGAATAAACACATCAACAAATACGATTGCATTATCTTCTCATGGATTTAAGACTGGAGATAAAGTAATCCACACCTCTTCAACTCCATCACAAGGATTGGAAAATGAAAAGATGTATTATGTTGTTAAAGTCAATAATAATAACATAAGATTAGCAGATACTTATTTTGATTCGATTCAATCAAAACCAAGTGTTGTAGGTATAACCAGTGCTTCTCTTGGAACAATTAGTCCAATCAACCCACCAATAAGTTTATACAAAGATTCTGTAGTAACATTCGATCTTTCAGATTCCTCACTTTCTTATAGTAAACAGGGAACATTATACTCAGCATTTGATTTCAATCTTTATACAGATAAAAACTTTACTAAACTTTGGAATAAGTCTAGTGATAGCACTATATTTGAATTTTTAAAAGATGGGAAAGTTGGTACTGTTGGAGCAAAGGCTACGTTAACTGTTAATGAAAATATTCCACAGATATTATATTATAAATTAAATGTTTTAGAAGAAAGTTCTATTCCAGAAGTTAAAGAAAGAATTTCTACTGACAGTGAAGTTGTTTCTGGAAGTGAAATAAAAACAAAAGAAAGTCTTTATAATGGAAAACATACTATAAGACTTGGAACAACTTCATCATTTACATATTCTGTAGTGAACGTTCCAGAAAAATTATCCTATGGAACATCTGCCGATATTTCGTATGAAACTGATTGTACTCATACTTATGGAACAATTTCTAAAGTAGATATAATAAATTCTGGTTCAAATTACTATTCTTTGCCTGGAGTTACCACAGTCACAAGTGTTTCTGGTAACGGTGCTATTTTTGAAATTTTTGGATCTGATGTTGGGTCTATAAAATCTATCAATATTAATGATATTGGATTTAAATATCCATCAGACAAAACTCTTAATCCTAGAGTTCTTCTACCTCAGGTAATTAAAATTGATTCTCTTGCATCATTTGAATCTATTGGAATTACTTCATTTGGTAGAGGATTTATAGTATCACCAAAATTAGTAGTTGTTGATGGAAGGACTAAAAAAGTAATTCCTAAAGTAGATTTTAAAGTAACACCTGGAAAATCAAATATAGAAATTCTTGAAAATACTGGTGGAATGTCTAATGTTACACCAACAATTATTCCAACTCAAAGTGGAGCTGGTGTTGGCATTAATTCAATAACTTATACATCATCAACTGGAATTGCCACGGCAACTCTATCAGTAGGATTTAGCACAATAAATGCTTTCCCATTTGTTGTTGGGGATAAAATCTTAATTGAAAATACAAGTGTTGGTGTTGGATCAACTGGAATAGGATATAACTCCTCTGCCTATGATTATCAATTGTTCCCAGTAACTGCAACTACTGAAAATCTTGGTGGAATTGGTAATGTTTCGTTTAACGTATCAGATTTTCTTACAGGAAGTGAAATTCCAGGAAATTATGACATTATAAATTCTTCTGGAAAAATGCTTGCACAAAAACATTTTCCAATCTTTGAAACTAAACTGACTACAAAAACATATATTAAAGGAGAAGTTGTAACTTCAGATTCTGCATCTGGAATTGTTGATAGTTGGGATGTAAAAACTACAACATTAAAAGTCTCTTCTGATGAAAATTTTGTAGTTGGAGAAATTGTAAAAGGAAAAAGTTCAGAAACTCAAGGAATTGCATCATCTATTAAATCATTTGAAACTTATGCAGATTTAAATTCTTTCTCGAAATCTACAGATGGTTGGCAAAATGATGTTGGATTTTTGAATAAAGATCTTCAAAAAATTCAAGATAGTTTTTATTATCAAAATTTTTCATATTCACTTAAATCTAAAGTTCCTTATGACACTTGGAATGATTCTGTTTCTAGTTTAAATCACACTTTAGGGTTTAAAAAGTTTTCTGACTATCAACTTGAATCAACAAGTGATGCCAACATGTCTGTTGGATTAACTACAGATACATCTTACTTTAGTGCCGTTAATCACCTT